ACGGATGAACAAGTTAGAGTATCAATAAATTTTAATTTTTTATAGGTTGACACATATTTTTAAACATGTTATAATAATAAGAACTAATATCCAAAGGAGAAAAATGCCAACAAAAACATATAGTATAGATGAAATTGCAAAACTCAAACAACTCGTATCCGAAGGAGTTCAAGTATCGCAAGAAATACAAGATTTGCGAGAAGGATTAGGCGATACAGTTAAAGCCGTTGCTCAAGAAATGGAGATTAAAGCGGCTACCCTAAACAAAGCAATTAAAATAGCCCACAAAGCATCCTATCAACAGTCGCAAGATGATTTTGAAGCAGTCGAAGATGTATTACAAGCAGTTGGCCGAACTGCATGAACCAAGTTATTGTTTTTGGTGATTCTATAACATTTGGCGACGAATTAGCAGATGTGCCATACGAAAATACCAAAAATAATCCTAGTAAATTTGCTTGGCCTGCTTTATTAGGTGCAACAAATTTTTCACATACAGGATTATCCAATTTTGCCATTAGACGTCTTTGTATTAATTTTAGTACATTTCACCGACCCGATTATGTTATAGTTGCTTGGTCTTATAATGATAGAACAGAATTTTTACAAGCAGAAAATATAATAGGATTTTCACCTTATGCTGAAGATACTAAAGAATGTGATAAATTATTTACTACTATTGGTCCGGACTGGAAGGAAGATATTAAAAAACAAGGTAAACAGTTTGTTGACCTATATTACAAATATTTTTATAATGATTATTCTGGAATATATAATACATTGAGTAATATATATTTTACTCAATTACATTTAGAATCTTTAAATCTAAATTATAGCATGACTTTCCCTTCGTATAGATCGTTATGCGTAGACGATGAATATATTTTTAATTTATTTGTAGACAATCCTGCTATAGATGCTGTAATTGGTAGTATAGAACAATTATACGAATTAATAGATTGGACAAAATTTATTTTTATGCAAAATACCTTTTCAAATTACTGTGGTATTATGGACTTAGCAACAGAACATATGCCTCATGGTCACCCCACCCAAGAATGTCATAATAAATACGCTGATGAGTTACGTAGACGCATTTTTTGATAGAGAAAAAGACGCTATACACATAGTAGAGCGAACTAGGAAGAAGCGGGAATACCAAACATATCCTGCCAAATATATCTTTTATTATCCTGATGCAAAAGGAAAATATCGTTCTATATTTGGTACACCGTTATCTCGAGCAAGTACAACAAGTGGAAAAACATTTCGTTTAGAAAAGAAAATCCATTCACATAAACAATTATTCGAATCTGATATTAATCCTGTATTTCGTTGTTTAGAAGACAATTACTTAGGCAAAGAAGCTCCGAACTTAAACAAGTGTTTCTTTGATATTGAGGTAGACTTTCAACAAGAAAAAGGATTTGCTGATCCGTCTGATCCTTTCTCAATGATTAATTCTGTCACATTGTGGTGTAGTTGGATAGAAGAATTAATTACATTAACAATTCGTCCTAAGACAGTTGACCGAGCAGAAGCAGAAAAAATATGTGATACGTTTGATAACACAATGCTCTGCAATACAGAAGAAGAATTATTAGACAATTTTTTAAAACTAATCGGTGATGCAGATATTTTAAGTGGCTGGAATAGTGAAGGGTACGATATCCCGTATACTGTAAACAGAGTTGCTAGAGTATTAGGTAAACAACGTCTGCGAGATTTTTGTTTATGGAATCAATATCCACGTAAGAGAGAATTTGAAAAATTTGGTAGAGAACAAGAAACATATGATTTAATAGGTAGGGTACATTTAGATTATTTAGAATTATATCGCAAATATACATATCATGAAATGCATAGTTATAGATTAGATGCTGTTGGTGAATTTGAAATAGGCGAAGGTAAGATTCCATATGAAGGTACCCTTGATCAATTATACAATAATGACTACGAAAAGTTTATTGCATATAATAGACAAGATACCATGATGCTTAAAAAGATGGATGACAAATTACAGTTTATTGACTTAGCAAATGTACTTGCTCATGCTAATACAGTAATGCTACAAACAACAATGGGGGCAGTAGCAGTTAGTGACCAAGCAATTATAAATGAAGCACATAGTCAAGGACTCCAAGTACCAGATAAAAAGAAAAATACAGATGAAGAATTTAATACTGCCGCAGGTGCTTATGTAGCACAACCAAAAATAGGTATGCATACTTGGATAGGATCAATGGATTTAAATTCACTGTATCCTAGTGTTATTCGTGCATTGAATATGGGTCCAGAAACAATTATTGGACAATGTAGACTTGATAAAACACATGCTATGGTCCGAGAAAAGATGGACAATAAAGCAAGTTTTGCAGAGGCATGGGAAGGAATATTTAATACATTAGAGTATGACTTAGTACAAGAGCGAGATATAGCAGAAAAAATTACAGTCGATTGGGAAAATGGTGACACCGATCAATACACAGGTGCTGAATTGTATGATTTAATTCATAACCAAGGTAATTCTTGGGGAATATCTGCAAATGGTACAATGTTTAGATATGATAACAAAGGTATTATTCCTAATTTACTTGAGCGGTGGTATGCTGAACGTAAAGAAATGCAGAAAAATTTGCAAAAAGCAATAGATGATAACGACAAAAGAAGGATAGAATTTTGGGATAAAAGACAGCTCGTTAAAAAAATTAACTTAAATAGTTTATATGGTGCTATTTTAAATAAGGGATCAAGATTTTTTGACCTAAGGATGGGTCAAAGTGTAACATTAACTGGTAGGTCAATTGCAAGGCATATGGCCGCAGAAGTTAACAAAGTACTTACAGGAGAATACAATCATGTTGGATCATCTATCATTTATGGTGATACTGATAGTGTGTATTATACTGCTATATATTCTCTCAAGGAAGATATAGAAAACGGAACTGTAGATTGGAATAAAGAACAAGCAATTAAATTATATGATGTAATAGGCGAACAAGTAAATTCTACATTTCCAAAGTATATGAACAAAGCATTTGGTATTACTTTAGAAAGTGGGCAACTAATAAAAGCCGCAAGAGAAATTGTTGCTACAAGCGGATTATTTATTAAAAAGAAAAGATATGGTATCCTGGTATATGATGAAGAGGGCAACCGCAAAGACCTAGGCGGAGAACCAGGTAAACTTAAAGCCATGGGATTGGATCTTAAACGCAGTGATACTCCAGAATTTATGCAACGATTTTTAGAAGAAATCTTATTTGATGTATTAACTAATACAGGACAAACAGAAATCTTTTCAAAGATAAAAGATTTTAGAGAAAAATTTAAAGAACGACCAGGCTGGGAAAAAGGTACACCAAAACGTGTAAACAATCTTACAAAATATACAAAATTATATGATAGAACAGGCAAATGTGGAGTTGGTCATGTAATGGCCTCAATTAATTGGAATAGGTTACGTAAGGCATATTCAGATAATTATTCAATGCAAATTGTAGATGGAATGAAAACTATTGTTTGTAAACTAAGAAATAATCCAATGGGGATGACATCTATTGCATATCCAATTGACGAGTTACATTTACCTAATTGGTATAAAGAGCTTCCGTTTGATCATACCGGAATGGAGAATTCTATTATAAATAAAAAGATAGACAATTTAATTGGAGTACTTGATTGGGATCTGAAAGATACTGAAAGTACAAATACATTTAATACATTGTTCGAGATTACATAGAATGACATTTACAGAATACGTCGATTACATAGATACTATGATTAAAGACTATACCAAACAAATTCCACAAGAAACTCTTGAAAATATAGAACAAACTATAGAACATGCTGAAGCGGGATGTGGTAAGATTTGGTTAGAAGATTATATTGATCAAGAATATAATAAATAGTATTTGTGAAAAAGAAAGATAGAAAACTCTACGATTCGTGGAAATATAAAAAAAGCGGCTTCATGGAATTTAATAATCCTGTTTTCCAAACTCTATTGGGTTTGGTGATTTTTTACATTGGTTTGAAAATGTTCTCAGGAGGAATGAAATCCATGGGTCATATAGAACAACTTGAATGGTTTTTAGGAAATCCTTATTGGATGTTTCTTGGATCAATTGGTTTTACTATTCTTTGGCAATCATCATCTCTTACTACAACCGCTGTTATAGGACTTGTTGCATCAGGTGCATTGCCATTACCGTCTGCAATTGCCGCTATACTAGGTGCAAATATTGGCACAACTGGCACCATATGGATTGCAGGAATGTTAGTAAGCGACGGAATGCCTACGGGAATCACGAAACAGGTGGCTCTTGTTCATACAGGAGTGAATACAATTATGGCGATTGCGTTACTTCCATTTGTACAACATATAGCACGATTTATATCAAAATTTTAACTTGACATTAGCCGTTCGGCATGTTATAATATATTAACTAATTAATCTAAAGGAGACTTATGAAAGATATTCTTCTGGACCTTGTTGACCATACTGCTGGTCTTGGGTTCATTGAAAATGTAAAAGTAACAGGAACTGATGCAGAAACATCATTTGAAGCAATGGATCCTGATAGAACAGTTATATTAAATGCTAAAACTACTAATCCAGTACCTGAGCTCATAGGTGAATTTGGTATGGGTAATTTGGGCTTTTTAAATGGTATTGTTAATCTTGATGGATATAAAGCAGATGAAGCAGTAATTAATGTAAAAACTAGAGAACGCAACGGACACGTAGCTCCGGATTCGTTAACATTCGAAGACCAATATGGTAATACTGATCAGTATAGATTTATGAGCAAAGAAGTTGTTGAACAGCAACTTAAAACCGTAAAGTTTAGAGGTGTTAATTGGAATGTTTCTTTTGAGCCATCTAAACAATCTGTGCAAGAGCTTGCACAAATTGCAGGTATTTATATAAGCATTGAACCTACTTTTTCTGTTAGAACAGAAAATGGAAATCTTGTTGTTGGTGTTGGAACCGACGATGGTAGTGGTCATGTAGGCAAGCGAATTTTTGCAAGAAATATAGACGGTGAATTAAAACAAAATTGGAGCTGGCCATTACATCAAGTATTGACTATTCTTAAACTTGGTATGAGTGGTGCTTGTGTTATGAATATTTCCGATCAAGGTGCTTTGCAAATTAGTATTGATAGTGGCCTTGCAGTATATAATTATATTTTACCGGCCATGAACAAATGAAAACACGGAAAAACTTAACTGAAAGTAATAAAGATTATGCAGTCTTTCTTCCTAGTATAAGTGGGTTTTATAACACATTTATATCTAAACAACGGGTAGAGGAATATGTACCTAATGATCGTATTCCTACAGAGTTTGAAAATGGCATTGAAGGCTGTAATTTCTTAAATAAAGACCAAGCATATTTTGATTATAAATGGTCTTTGTATTCTGCAGGACATGCTCAACTTGATATTGCAAAAAGTGATGTTGCAGAAAGCATGGTACAGAAAAGAGATAAATCTAAAACTTGGTGTCTTGGTGATAGTGGCGGATTCCAAATAGGTAAGGGTATTATTAAATTCGATTGGGAGAATTTTTATGAAATACCTAGTGATACCAATTATGTTGGTAATGCTGATGCTGTTAGGGGTAAGATTCTTAATTGGCTTGAACATACCGCCGACTATGCCCTTGTATTAGATGTACCGTCGTGGGCAGCCGATCCTGTTAATAGCAGTCGGACAAAAATGACTAGTTATGCTGAAACACTCAAAGCCACATTGTATAATAATGCTTGGTTTGTTGCAAATAGAAAAGGAAACGTAAAATTTTTAAATGCACTTCATGGAATGGATTGGGCATCTTCATCACAATGGTATGAAGAAGTAAAGCATTTTCCTTTTGAAGGATGGGCATTGGGTTCGAACAATATGCGTAACATTTATCTTGCAATGCGTAGATTAATTGTGTTACGTGACGATAAACTCTTAGAAAAAGGTAAACATGATGTAGTACATTTCTTGGGTACTTCCCGGTTAGATTGGGCGTGTATGCTTACCACAATACAACGGTGTTTGCGTGAATATGTAAACGACGATATGATGGTTACATTTGATTGTGCTAGTCCGTTTATAGCAACTGCACACGGCCAAATGTACACACAACATGTACATAGAAATAATCGTTTTAGTTATATAATGGATAAAGCAGTTGATAATAAAATTCTTGCAGGTAGCACTCTTCCTTGTCCATGGACAAGTCCTAT